TTGATTTCCAACTCTTCTTCGAGAAGCAGCCTTACCTTGTAAACTAGTTCCTTTATAGTCAGTAAGAGACATAGTTTTGTTAAAGTCATCTGAGTCTAACAAAAGCATATTTCTTAAATCGTCTCTGTATTTTGGGTTGTTAAGTAAAGAGTTAGGAGTCTTTGAGTCTACAGAAACACCTTCGGATTTTATTTTCTGCCGAGGTTTAAATACTGTAGTAGCTGCTGTAGCCCTAGCTCTTAAGGCTTGTATGCTTAGTGCTTTTCCTTTAGGAGTAACAAACTCGTCAGCTTTTAACTTGCCTTGTCTAAATAAGTTAGCAGCGTCTTCAGAGCCTAACATTTTAGTCTGAACGTCCATAGACTGAGTTTTTAACCATGTGCCAAAATCTTTAGTTTTAGGAGGAAGCCCATTTAGTTTTTGGGGGTCTTTCTTTTTAAGCGCAGAAACGTTAACACGTTTTGACGGACTCTCTTGCAGTAGTTCTTCCTTAGATTTAAGAACTGGTACCATAGAGGAACGACAATTCCAGTGAAGGGGAGGTTCATAGCTCCTGTCTCCTATGTCATAAATTTTTCCGTTGTGATGAGTACAAATTGGGCTAGTTCTAGAATCTAGAATAGCAGTAAACATGTAACCTTTAATTATATCTTTGTTTTCTTCTGCAACTTTGTGTACAGCAGCAGTTTGAGTTGAAGTAATAGCGGTACGAGTTAGAGTTCTTGCTTGATGTTCGGTTAACTTTGTAGTTTTCATTACATCATCAATAATAGCGGTTTTACCAGAACCTTTAGCAAGCCCTGCTTTCACTTTGGACTGAATACGTACTAACTCTCCAGCAGAGATATTAGAAATATTCTTAGTGATACTTCGAGTACCTTTGATATTTGGTCCAGCAATTTCGCCAAGAAGTTCTTTAGTTTTTGGCCTTTGGACTTTATACCAGTCTTTTACTTCTTTGTATAAGTTATTTGTAGAAAAGTCTAACTGAGAAGTTGAAAATTCTTTTAAACTTGTATTATTGTGGACGGAAAGTTCTTTACCGAATCTATTCATTTCTTTCTGAAGATCGGCTCTAACATTTCCTCTTAATAACGTTTTTAAATTTTTTCTATGTCTTTTTAAAATCCTGCGATTTTGAAGTTGAACACCTTCTTCATACAATCGCACGTCTCCCATGTGGTCAACAATACGATCAAAAATTTTATCATTGTAGTTCATCTAGTCCACCATTGTAGAGTTAGAGAGGGTGTGACTTACTATTAGACCAAGCCCAAAGAAGGCAGTTACCAATGTTATATTTTGGACCACACTTCTTTGGGTGATGATTTAATCTAAGACACTTATACCATGCTATAAAGCTTTTATAACGTGGCAAGTTATTCTATTTCCATTTGATCATCAGGGGTTTCCTGAGTTAAAGGGTCTGTCTGAATAGACTGAATTGCTTCTTCATCATCATAGTCAGAAGGAATAAAGTCATTGTATTTAGCAACAGACACAAAAGTTTCTCTTGGAATAAGCCCTGACTGATACCATTCAGTAACTAAGCGCATAGCACCCTCGCCGCCAACAACTGGTGCAAAGTCTGCCGATAAAGTAAACTCAACATCATTGCCTGAGTAGGTTGAACCATACTTCCAGTTAAGCATAAAAGAAATTACTTCTCTCATAATATGAGACACCTTAGCGTTAAGAGTACCTAGCTGTGCTGTCTGAGAAGCGTTTCGGATTTCTAAAGCAATGCCTGACTGTGCTGTTTCAGGAGAAAGCATTCGAATTCCCATTTTAGCCATTTCTTCTACGGTCTTTGTAATAGCAGTGTCCATGTCAGAAAGAGCAGCAGTAGGAGTTTCAAGCACGCTTATTGACTCGTCTTTACGTACTCGTAACCACGTACCTAGCCCTGCAGACACTAACTCTTCAAACTCTTCATCTGTCATGTCAGAAGACACAATAGGAGTATAGGTTGCAGCGCCGTAAAGCAGGTGGTTTCTGCGAGATACTTTGTTGTACAAAGAAACTTCACGATCAATAAGCGGCATAAGCACTGGTTCAATAGGATCAATATGACCGTTGAGAGGCCAAGCAGGAATACGCTTAAGACGTTCACCAAACATCTGGGGAGTTACGGTGTCATACTTTTCAAAGTGAGTTTCTGTGCGAATGTCTTTATAGTCTTGAGTTACTTCTCCATTAAGAACTTTAAGTTCTGCGTAGGTATCTTTTTGACGGTAATAGTCTAAAACAAGGTTACCGCCTTCATCTAAGTAGTGATCACAAACAGTGTCTACGTAGTTAGGGTGCCAAGGGTTTTCTTCGTCAAACTCTTCAGTTAAATACCGTAGTACTAGACGAGTAAGAGTTCTTTGGCGAGTAATAGGATGAACATTTACTTGATAGTTAATTACGTTTTCAGCTTTAATGATTACTGGGTAAGGCGCAATCATGTCGCGCTCTTCAGGAGTTAAAGCTTCTTGTTGTTCTTCGGTAAGTTTCGGGTAATCAACTGACACCCAACAGCGCGAGGTCTGAAGTTCTTCCCATAAAGCGGCGTCAAGAAAATTAAAGAGAGAACGACCGTCCAAAGTAAAATTTGTTTCAATCCAGTCTAACGCCTCTTCTGGAAGTTCTTCTGGAATAGTTAGTTGAGACTTTTTCCGTAGCAAAGAACTAATTAGCACTTTACAGTACTGTGCAGTTAACCCCGAAAGTTCTGCTTCGGCTTTATAAAAGTTATACTGTGCTTGAGTCATAGAAGGAGAAAACGGCAACAAAAGATTAGAGTAGTCGGTTGCCAGAGTAGTGTCGTGAGCCTTTACATTAGCCTCACCTTGTAAAATTGCTCTTGATTTTCTCCACAAAGGAGTAAGAGAATGATAAGAATCACTAGGATCTGCTACAGACTTCTTAATAGTTTTAGTAGTTGTAATTTTCTGTGCCATAAGGGTTCCTTACCATTTTACTTTGTTTGCCCAATAAGCAGCAGACAATTTTCCTCTAGCAATATTAGTTGCATGACGAGCTTTCCAAGCATTCCGTCTTGCGGCATACTTAGCAGATTCTCCCATTTTCCTTGGGCTACCTTTAGCGCCTTGAGCACCAAAGCGAATTGTTTTTACTTGATCTCCTACTTTAGCAACAACAATGTGAGATTTTGTTGCATGAGCAGGAGTTCTTTTTGGTTTGTTATAGCCAGAAACACCTGCTCTTTTTAGTCTAGGATCTGAAGACATTATTACTTCCTTTTCTTAGGCTGAGAAGAGTATTGTTTTCCTGCAGCAGTGTCTTTTCTTTTTTTCGCTGTTGATGCTTTGTACTTTTTAGGTGACATAGCAGCAATAGTTTTTGTAGGTAAATATCTTTCACCTGTAGCTTTTGGTCCTCTTACAGAAGGTTTACCAGACTTGGTCCTCCACTTCTGTTTAGTCCACTTAGTCATAGACTTTTGACCTGAATCTTTGCCGCCAGTGTACTTGCCACCACGGTCTTTATAAAGTTTAGCAGCTAGTTGCATAGCTCTAGCAGAGTGTCCACCCATTTTGGCTACAGCATCTTTTTTAGCTTGCTCCCACTTCTTTGGATTAGCTCTACCCATTTATTTCTCCTAAAGTAAAAGGAGTACCTAGAATTAACTAAGTACCCCAAAAGAGGAACGGTCAGCTTGTAGGGATATCATAAGCTGTTCCTCGGTAAACCTATATCATAAGCGATCACTATTTTTGGAAATATTCTTTTTATAAGTTTTGAAGGAAACTTGCAAAGAAAATAAGGCTTACTATACCGCCTAACACGGTTAAGACAATTAAACCAATTCCTACTCTAAACATAATAGTAGAAATTAGCTTTTGTCGTCTAGCTTCTTCTGCTGCGCGTTTCTTTCTAGCAGTTGCCTGAAACTTAACCCAGTCATTCCAAAGGTTTGCTCTACCTGACCAGATCATAAATTCTTTTAATTCTTCTTCATTTTTTCGGATAGCTTCTAGGGCAAGAAATTCTTCCATGTCGTTAACCGCTGCAGGATCGCTGAAGAGGCTATTTTTCTTTTTCTTTACTTTTTGTTCTAGTTCGGTCTTAGCACCGACAAACTGTGACATTTGATTTGCCACCCTTGCTAAGTCGCCTGTATTTTGTACAGTCTTTTTAATAATAGCAAAGGCAGCGTTAGCAGCGGCAAGTTCTGCCAGCATAGTGACCTCTTTTACTTTCTACTCTAACATTTTGAGTGCTTGCTCAAGGGTCTCCTTATTACGGCGTGTCCAACCTTTTCCAAAAGTTTCAAAAGTTTTTAAGCTTTCATAAAACTTTTGTCTTTGAGTGTTAATGCTTTTTATTGTCTTTTTAGTATCGGCTGCATTAACTGCTGCAAGTGTCATCGGGCCAACACCACCGTCAACGGTAGTCTTGATGCTTTTTTGCATTGCTTTTACTGGCCTAGACATTCCAGAGTTTACGCCCCAGTCAAAGACAGCCCAGTCAAGGCCGCTTGGTAGTTCGTCACACTTGGCTTTGTCCCAGTAATTCTTTTTATAAATTGGCGCAACGTCTTCATAAGTTAGCGCCATCATTTCGGCTTTTGAGCTACTACGACCAATATGCTTATCATACACAGCTTTAGTAACCCCTAAGTTTGTCATACCACCAGGGTCTTTAGGGTGATTTACAAACCCTCCTTCGTGTGACAACAACATGTCTAAACAAATTTTAAAATTATCTTTCATCAGTTATCCTACTTTTTTCCAAAAAACTTACTTACTGAGCGCATACCAATCGATGCACTTACTATACCGCCTAAGGCAATTTGATACCACTGAGGCATTATTTCCAGTGAAGCAAACCCTGCTGCTACAATATCATTTCCCCACTGACCACAAAAAGCCAATATAAGGGGTATACTAAACAGTAGTGTAATCCACTCATCCTTCCAGCTATTCTCTGTGGCTCTCATGGCTTCAAGATCCCAGTCAATCTCTCCAGTAAGCTGTTTCTTTTTTATTTCAGCTTCGGTGAGTTTGATCTGAGTCTTGCCATCAATAATACTTGTAGCTAGCCCTGTAAGGCTACCTATTAACGCTCCTATCATGTTTCATGTCCTAACCATACAGCAAAGGCACCTGTCATAGCACCTGTAACGGTTGCAGTTAAAGCTGTTGCTTGTGAAGTCATGGCTTCAGGGGGAAGATCCATAAACCAGTAGAGCACTGTTACATACATAAAAGTCATAGCTAACATCATTAGCCTTGGTAAAATCTTCCAATGAAGAATTCTTTCCATAGTTACTGTCATAAAGTTTCCTTTTTATGAAGGTGGGGTGGGCCATACAGGATTTTCAAGATCATATTCTGTTGAAGGAAAGTCTCTTAGTAACTGTCTATAGGTTGCCCACTTTTGTTTATTTTCGTCAGAAACATCAGGTAGTTGAGTCCAATCAGAATTAGCAAGTAAAAAATCTCTTTGAGATCTTATTTTTATTATTTTTATTTCTTCTGGCTCAACTTCTTCTTCTATAGGTGTAACTACAACTTCATTGTTTATAAGATTATAATTTTTATCGCTTAAAAACTCTGAAGACCAAGGTACAAAGGTATACTCACTATCATTTTCTATTGGAAGCCTAGTACCAAAATATTGAAAAAGTTTTCCTGTATCTGAATTAAATTGTAAATAGTAGTTTAATTTAGCCATAGTTATTTCACAATCGATTGTATAGAAAAGAAAGAACGATAAATAAGAGTTCTGTTTTCGTTTGCGGAAGTATGATCAGTGTTGCCGTTACTCATGTCTTTAACAATTCCTACTAGTTTAACCTGAAAAGTATGGTTTCCAGAAGAAGTTGGAACAGCAACATCGTTTACTGAAAACTGATCACTTCCTGTACGAAGGTAATTGGTTGGTCTGTAAAACCTTTGGAAATTTACTATTGAGCTTGCATAGGAAGAAGTTTGGGCAACTCCGTTTATTACTCGTTGCATCGTAACCTGTACTTCATGGTATTTAGTATTAACAGGTAAACCATATGCTCCTGCAGCCTCTCTATATTTCATATAGAAGCTAAGAAAAATTGGTACGTTTTGTACAACTGGTACTGTTAACGTGTGAAGTATATTATGACCGCCATATCCATTAATAGATGACATTGGCATAGGAGTTAAATAGGGCCGTGTAATAGTTCTAGTACCTGCGCTAGTAACACCAAGATCGGCAACTGCTCCGTCAACAATTTTTATACGACTAACAGTAAGATCACTAATTTTAGCGGCATCTACTGCAAGATTCCCAATTTGAGCGTTGGAAATAACTCCATTATTAATCTGAGCAGACTGAGAAATTATTCCAGAGGTTGCTAGCAAGCCGCCTGTTATTGTATTAGCTGTTATTTTACTACCTGTAATAGCGTTTGCTGCTATTTTATTAGTAGTAATTGCGTTGTCACTAATTTGAGTTCCACTAATAGTTCCAGTAATATCCGCACCATCTACTTCTGATAAAATTACTACCCAAGCACTTCCGCTATAACGATAAAGTTTTCCATCAGTTGTTAAGAAAACAGTATCTCCTACAGAAGGTGCGGGGCTAGTAGGCAAAGAAGAAACAGAGACTATAGCGTTAAGACCTTGATCTTCAAAAAGATCTCTTATTCCAGTTTCAAAAGAGTTATTGTCAATAAATTCTGTTGTAGCAGATTGAGGTCCAACATAAGCTGAAAAGTTTCCTGTAGTATCAACAGATCTAATCCAGTAAAACTTTGTTACATTTGTACCTAAATTATTTCTAACAAAAGAAGATCCAATACTTGTTCCAACCTTAACTGCATTACTAAAAATGTTATTAGGAGATTCCCAAACTTCAACTCCAGAATAGTCTTTATCATTGGGTGGAGTCCAACTGATATCAAACCCTTTGTAAATACCTACAACATTACCAGAAACAAAGGTAGGCACTCCTGGATTTGTAGTTTTTGCAGTAACCGTAGTGGTTGCAGAAGCATAACCAGTACTAGTAATTCCTGAAGCATTAGATGCACGAACTCTAATATCGTAGTCTACACCTGTCTCTGTGTTTAAAATTCGATGACTAGTAAGTCTGGTAAAAACAGAAGTGTAATTAGAATCTGTAGTCTTTTTGTATTGAAGTTCAAATTGATATGCACCTGTATGATTCCAAGCAACATCTACATAAGGAGTAACTGTACCGTCTGCTCCTATAAGAGTTCCTGGAGTAGTTGAAAAGTTTGTAGGCTCCTCTATTGTAAAGTCAAACTCAGGAGGAGAAACGTATGCAATATCATCGTTTACATTCCAAGCTAGCATAGTGTGTTTAAAACAGTAAGCTTCTAACTTAACTGTAAGATTGTCTTGAAACTTTACTGAGAAAATTTTAAAAACTTCAGGATTACTAACAGAGGCTCCAATACCCGCCAAAGAGGAGTAAAGGCTAATGTAATCTCCTGGCTCTAAGCTAAACCCAGCAGTTCCTACAGTTACAGACATAGTCTTCATTTCTCTTGACTGCCGAACTTCTTGCTCTGCCTTCGCTAAAGCATGATAAGGATCAGTTATACCTGTACCTGAAATGTCTGCAGTAAAAGGTTGTTGATTGTCTTCAGTTAAAAAAGTATTATGAACAGAGCTACCTGTCTTTGGGAAGGTTATAGAATCTTCTTTAAAGTCTTCATGTTCGTTTGCAAACTGTACAGTAACTTGATTATAGCGATCATTTGCAGCTGGCCAACTTATTTCAAGCTCTTTGTTTACAACATCATCCTCTGTAAACCTGTGTTCTGGAGCAACAAGAGCAAGAGTTTGGGCTGCAGTTGTAGGATATTCTAATAAAAGTTTATATTTTCCTTCAGAAGACCAAGTTAACTCTGCTAACCCCATTGTATCTAAAATACTTTCAATATTTTCTCTAATACTTGCAGAGGTGTCAAGACTCATGTTACACTCATAAAGAGGTAAGTTTCTAGTATTAACAGTAGTTATACTGTAGCTTCCTCCTGACCAAGAATAAAAAATTCCAGTATCAGTAGCTTTATAAATATACCCTGCTAAGTCTTCGGCAGTTCTGTTTTCGTCTGCAGGGGCAGAAGTTCCACTAGTTATATTAGGAAATTGGCTTAAAGAAGAGTATTCTTGAAAAGGTTTAACTCCGTTTACTCGACCACCAATAACAGCAGCGGTTCTAACTGTAGTATTGCAAACTTCTGCAGCATGATAAAACGTTTCTAAGTCTATATCTGGAGGTACGTTATTTACTACAGGTAAGCCTCGCCCGTATTCACTAGAGATTAAGTAATCTAAAAGAACTAAAGCAGGATTGTTAGAAAAAGTTTTAGAGGCTGAAAGAGCGTAAGTGTAGTTTCCTACTGAACCACTTCTAACGATTGAATGAATTTTTTGTCCTTTTAAAATAAACTGAGACTGTGGAATTCCATTATAATTTACTTCGTCTCTGTTTAACTTATAAAAACTACTCACCCAAGCACAGTTAGAAAATTTGTTAGTAGAAGGAAAACCAAAGTTGGTTGAAGCAGAGTCTGCTGTTCCTCCTGTAGAGTAAGTATGAAATCTATGATTAAATTTGGCTTTAGTATAGTTATAACGAGATTCGTTTACATCTACATCAACTACCCCTTCGATTCCGCTATGACACAGTGCTGTTTGTACTCCTAAAAATTCGTTTTTAGATCCACTTTGAGAACTTGAACTAAAGTTATTTGAAAAGGCTGTGCCACCGCTACCACCAGGATATGTGTTATTAGTTCTATGAGCTGCTTCTACGCCCCCTAACATTTGTTTACCGTAAGCTACAGGAAGATACGTAATTTCTCCCCTAATAGGAAGCTTAAAGCCTTTCCGTTTTTCAGCTTCTGCAGCAGCAGCAGCCTGTTGTGCTCTCATTTTTTTCTTCATTTTGTTAGCACTGTACAGTTGATAACCAATAGAAGCTATTGTAATAACTGTTGAAACAGACATGCCAGCAATAAGTACGGCTCCTGTCTTTGCTCCTACCATGATAAAATTCCTTTGTAGTTAGGGATTGGAGGCAGTAAGCCTACTTCCTTGTAATCATCTGTGTAAAGAGTTTCTTCAAAAGAAGTCAGATCTTCTTTGAGTTGTTTAGAAAGATTTTCTTTGTCTGTTTCAGGATTACTAGAAATATATACACAGGTCATAATACAGTCTTCTAGACAGTGAATTGCTCGTCTAATCCCTGCAGGGGAAACAAAAGAACAAGGCGCTGTTAACTCTTGAGATCCGTTACTTTCTGATAAAATTTTCATTTTGCCTTTATTTAAAAAGGTAATGTGAGAATCTTTGTGAATGTAACCAATTATTACAGAACCTTTAACAGCAGTCATTTCTCTTGCATACAGCCCTACGTTGTGCTTTGGATGTTTTTCTGTAAACAAATGTTTATACGTTATATCGTTATCTTTAAAAGATTTGACTTCTTCTTCTTTGAGAAGAGCGTTGTCAAGAGCTAACTCTAGTGCAAAAATTTTAGACCTTACTTCAAAATCCTCTTTAAGTACTACTTCATTCATTAAACTTTTCCCCACTTAATTTCTAAAGCTGAGTCTGTATAAATACTATCAAAAGAAGTGTCTGTAGAAGAAACTTGATCCATTCCATCTCTACTTGTTAAAAAACTATTAACTCTGTCTAAGTCGGACATAGGAGAAGTACCCTCTAAAGTAGCAACTTTATTTTCCCAGTCATTTGCGATTGCAGGTCCATCAACAAAACCTTTATAGGCTACAAGAATATCATTAGTATTTAACAGCGGTTGATAGTTATTATCATAAAAACCTAACCAAGCAGTAATAGGTTTACCTACTACATTTGTTTCAAACTCTGTTAACATTACATCATTAAGATCAGTTAAAGTAATTCTATAAGCTTCTCTATCAACAGTGCTACTAAACTTAGGAGTGTCTATAGTAATAATCCCGCCATCAGATAGAAATGCCCTATTACTAGGAATAGAACAACCAATAGGCAAAGAGGTAAAGCTTGAATGGTGTATGTCATGACTTGCTGTTGTAAAAAAATAATCATTAGAAAGATTTAACTCAAGAAGATAGAAAAAATCAAGATGGTTGCTATTAATTAACCCCTGTACAGTACTAGAAAAGGTTCTCATTAGAGCGCCTCCGTTAAGTTAATACTGCCCATATCTGCAAGAATTCCGTCTGCAAAAGACATTCCTTTAAGGTCAGTTATTTCTTTAAAATAAGAAATTACACAATTACTACCATAATTCATAGTGCTGTTTGCAGGAACTTCTTTAACTAATTTTGGGAAAATTAAAACCGATTGGTTTCCACTTAAACTCATATTTAAGTCTGCAGTTAAGGTGTAAACCTTAGAATGATTGCTAAACTTTACAAAACTACCTTTTTTTAAAACTCCGTTTATACTTGTATTAGTTATTGTTACAGAGCTAGCATTAACTGCTGTTGTTGAAGTAACTGTTGCTGTTCCTGAAAGAGTACAAAGGTCTTCTACTTCTTTAAATTGAGGCATAATCATGCTATCAGCAGTGTCTAAATCTTTGATTGAATCAATGAATAAGTCTGCAAGATTATCATTAGCTATACACTCAAAAGAAAGTTCCCAGCGTTGATGACCTTGAGACGATCTAAGTCTTTTAAGAGAAACTGTGTCAGACTCATAAACAGGACTGTTTGAAATAATTGAAAAGGGTGCTAAAATTTGAGCACCGTTGTAATAGTAAGTTGCCATTTTTTAGCTCCTAAGAGGGGTTGCAAGAAAAAGTAACTGAGTTTCATAAGGAAGAATACGCCGAGTATTATAAATACCGTTGTTAGAGGGGCAAGTAGAAACCCAGTGAGTTTTCCCTGCAACCATGAAAATGCCTACGTTTTCCTTTATCATTTGACAAGCAATATCACCGAGTTTAGGTCGTTTTTGTTTTGCAGGTTCATACCCAATATGAAGTGCAAGGTCATTTTTATCATCAAACCCACTAGATTTCATATTTGCAAGCCACTCTTTAGGATCTTTATACTCACCAAAGCAACTAAAAAACTTTTGCAACTTAGTTGTTTTGTTTTTTCTAAGGGCTTTGTCATACTCAACAAGAAAAGAGAAACAATCATTATAACCATAAGTAAACTTTTTTACAGTCTTAGACTTTTCAGTTAAAATTCTAGTTGCTTCTTCTATAGCGATCTCTATTTCTTTTTTTGTGTAATACATGTAATACTCCTGTCTTGTCTTAGATTTTTTCTTTTATAAACATTCTTACCAATTCTGCAACAATATCACTTCTAACAATATCGTCTACACTAAACTTAATTACTGGTAAAGAAATATTATTTTTTTTAACTAAAGAACAAAACTTTAACAAATCTTGACCTTTACGAACATCTGACTGAGCAGGGTCTCCCATTAAAACTAACTTAGAGTTTTCCCCAAGACGAGTACTAATTGCTTTAAGCTCATCTACAGTTAAGTTTTGAGCTTCATCTACAAGAACTAAAGAATCCTTATATGATCGTCCTCTTATCGTTTCAATGGGTTGTATTTCAATTTCGCTTTTATTCATCATATACTTATACTTATCTTTGCCAAACGCTTCTTGGAAAACTTCTAACATAGGCAAGAGCCAAGGAGTCATTTTATCCTGAATAGTCCCAGGAAAATGTCCTAAACTTTTGCCTGTAGGAACGTTAGCTCTTGTAACAACAATTTTATTGTGTTTTCCTTGCAAAAATAGAGAAGCAACAGTGCCAGCACTGCAATAAGTCTTACCTGTCCCAGCACAGCCAATAGTGACTGTAAGAGGATAAGCTTTAATAGAACGCACTAATCGGTCTTGTTTTTCGTTTTTAGGAATAACATGAAAGCCGATACGATGTACATTACTTTTAGTTGCATAGCGAGATTTTCTTTTACTCATTAAGGTTCCTGTCTTTAATAGTAAATTTGTTCTTTTGTTGGGTCTACTACTTTTGGAATGCAGTAAGCCCTCTTTGGGTTATTGTTAGGGTGAGAACCAAAAGATTTAATAAGTTGTTCTGCATAATAATTACAGCTTTCAACTTTGCGAAAGTACATATCATCACTTATAAGTTTTTGGTCCTCACCTGCGCCTATGTATAACATTAAAGCAAATACATGAATCATTTTTATTAACCAAATGCTATTAGGTATATAGGAAAAGTATTAGCTCCTTGCACACTATCACTAAGCCCCGGCTTTGTCTGAGTACTCATGCTAATTGTTTGAGCTGCACTACTAGAATGAAAGTCATTACCCCAGTACGACCAGTGGGTTTCTGAAGGATTTTGGCCTCGCCAAGCATCGCCTTTTCCAGTCTGCAGGTTGCCACTATACGAACAAAGAACTTGAGTATCATTATCGCTGTCTCTGTTTATGCCCCAAATGCAAAAACTATTAACATTAGGATCATTATCTTTATCATTCATTGATGTGCTAGTCCCCCCTGATGCGGTTAGAACTCCAGAAGTTGCCGTACCCGCTACGGGGTCATCGCTAGAATTTGTTCCAAAAATAGTATCGTTGTTTGCCCAAACATTAGCCTTCATTCTAGTGTCTATATCTTTCAAAGTTGCATAAATATTATTAGTACAAGCGTGATGTAGCGTGTAGACTCTGTAGTTATTGTTTGAAGTAGGATCACCTAATGAACCCGTTCCATCCACAAGCGCAAAGTGAGTAATTCCCGCTTGAGTAAAAAAGGCATCGTAAAGCCCCACTCCATCACCAAAAGCATTCCTATTAACTGCGCCTGTGCTTGATGTGGTAATTCCACTCCATGTGCTACCTCCAGGATTTCCAAAAGCAGCCTGTCTTTGGGTTAAAGTGGTATTATTAACATTACCTCCCCAGTTTGATTTTTGACTATCAGTGTGCATAATTATCCTCCAGCTTCGCCTATTAGGATAGGAGCCAAAGGCATGAACATTATATCCAAACCCCGTCATGCGTCATTTGCTGCATTAGTTGTGAAAAATAATTTAATTCCATGAAGTCTCAAATCACCTGCCATAGTATCGTTACCATCAGAAGGATTTCGTCCAAGTCTAAAATAACAAATATCATTTTCTGAAGGAGTCTCTGCAATAGTCATTGCGCCACTTTCAGCACTTATTGCCATTTTACTTGTACCTCCTAAAGCATTGTCATTAATTGAAACTGCTGTGCCAAAACCATTACCATTTATATTTTGATTATCATCAACAGCTACCCCCTGTAGTTGCATAGTAACTCCCGTAGTGGCCGCAATACCAGACCAAAAGAATTGAAAACTTACAGTTCCCTCGTCCCATGATTTAGGAAAACATATACTAAATTGAGCATATTCTGCAGAAGTCTGGTCGAAATCTAACACAACCATTTCTGGCATATTTGCCGAAATTTCGTTAGTAGTAAGCGCAGAACAACCGTTTGATGTGGTGGGCTGCATAGCACTCGCTGGAATCCAGATTGTTTCCTTGCCAGCAGCCTTCCCAGATGCTCCTCCAACAGTAAAAGCACTGTTAATTTCTAGTCCTGTGGAGCTAGTTATTTTCATAGGAGTCTTCCTTTAAGCTGCTGAACTACCGTTCATATCGCCTTGAGCCATAACCCAAGCATAACATTTTGCTAGAAATGTAGCACCAGAAGCTGCTTCTACAGCGTCTAGTGGAGCTTGATAACGTTTGAAATCTACCTCACGGGTGTCATCATCAGGGGTTGCAGCATAACCAGATAGGTCGATCATGACGCTGAACTTTTGATCATCCCCACGCTGACGGCTGACTGCTGCTGTAACGATACGGTAGTAAGCCCCGTTGAAAGCAATACCGTACTGTGAATTTTCTGTAGTAATGTTATTTGTAATAGCCATTTTATTTGCTCCTTTTAAGCGTAGTTGACTTCTGCCGTTTGGATATTTGCTACCCAACGAATATTGTGTGATGCTTCACCTGTTACTTGTATTTTTAAAGCATTGTTTGTATTGTCTGCGGACAAAGCTAAGCCCCAGTTACTTGCGTTAATATTTTCAGTAATACTCGATGCGGGGAGAGTAGTTGTTCCCCCGTCATTAACTATTATCCCGTCTATTTTCCACGACCCGTAAGCTTGTGCGCCATTTTGCATAGCCACGATAGTGCCACTAAATGTCATGCAACTATCAGAAGCAACTACAATCTGATTGTTAGCAGCGGCTGTGGCGTTATTAGTAGTCAAGGCTTCTGGGGTAGCGTTAGTAGTGTCTGAGACAAGGCTATACCAACCAGATTGTCTATCACCGTAATTACCAAAAAAACCACAGGCTCTTGCAAATTTCCCAAAAATTCCACTGGTAGATGCACCTTGACCAAATGCTTGAGCATTGGAGCTATTGCATTGAACATTATTGCCAGCAGCAAATGACCCTTCCCCCGAAAGCGTAATAGATTGACCTATTGCAGCAGCACCATTTGTGCCAGAAACAGTATTTAATCGGCCTATACTAATACCATAGCTTCCTGTGGTTTTGGTTCGATCACCAATTGCTATTGCTCCAGTTCCAGTAGCCCCGTAGCTTGTGGTGTTGTTTGCCATAGCCGCTGCAAAACTATCTGCACCACTCGCATAGCTATCTGTCATAGCAGTAGCCTGTGTTCCATTGGCTATAGAATGATAGCCGAAAGCCCCTGCCCCTGTACCTCCAAAGGCTTTTGCCCCCATTCCAATTGCTATTGAACTGGTTGTAAGTGCACCGAAGCTCCCGCTATTTGAGCCTCCTCCAATTGCAAGACTAGAAGACCCACCAGCATAAGAATTACCAATTGCTATACCGCTTGACGCCACAGATTTAGCTTCTGACCCAATAGCTACACTGTAAAGCTGTGTCGCTGTTGTCCTATCTCCAATTGCAATAGCATTGTTACCTGTAGCTGATGGGGCTGTCTGTGTTAGAGTCCCAAAAGCATAACCTGTTGGAGAAGGAGGTGCTGCGAACGAAGTCCCTCCAGAACCGTTGCTAGTTAACACTTGGCCCGAATTGCCAGCAGAAGTTGGTAGAGTGTAGTATTCGCATATGCGTACAGTATCTGCCGTACCGCCTAGATTGATTTGGTTTGTGGCTGTGGATTGTACGTTATCACCAATCGCAAATGCTTTTTCGTGACTAGCTGTACTGGTGTGTCCGATTGAAACAGAATTTGCACCAGAGGCTACAGACGTATTACCAAAGGCAAAAGCTGAAGCATTACTCGCTGTACAACCATAACCTCCCGCAAGAGCATAAGCACCACTTGCAGTGTTTGCAAAACCAGTTGCTATACTCCCGTTACCGCTTGATGTGTTAGAATAACCTCCAATAACAGTAGCATAGGTTGCGGATGCAGTATTTGATCTGCCGCCAAAAACAGAAGCATAATTTGCAGAGGCGGTGCTAGCATATCCAACTATACTTGAATATGTAGCCGTAGCGTTTACTAGGTTTCCTAGTGCCGCGCTTCCTGTTCCACTAGCCTTTGCTTGTTTCCCAATCGCTACAGAATTTATCCCGCTAGCCCCATAGCTTGAGGTATTATTGTCAATTGTTGCTGCAAAACTGGCTGTTCCACCTGTTCTTGCGTTCCCTAATGCTACTGATTGCGACCCTTGTGCTAGAGATAAATAACCGAGACTTGTACTGTTACTAATCGTGGCTTGGGAGCCGTTACCCATCGCAATAGATTGATCTCCACTAGCAGTAGTTGCATAACCCATTGCAATAGCATTCGTACCACTTGCTGTGTTATTATAACCCCCCGCTGCAAACGCACGGCTACCAGATGCCGTCATTTGACGACCAATTGCTACTGCATCCTCACCAGATGCAACAGGTTTAGTAGTAGAACCGTGATAGTTATCTGCATAGAGGTCTGGGTCACCACCACCACCAACAGCACTTCCACCTAGTAAGAGGTTAGTACCGTCACTAGATAGAGTAACTCCCCCTCCAGAGCCTGTATGATCTAATTGAATTTTTCCCATTATGAGTTTCTGACCTCGCTTGTGTTGATTGCAGCAACCCACCTTAGATTTGTAGATGCAATGCCTGTTACTTGTACTTTCAAACCGCCATTGGAGGTATCGGCAGAGAGTGTTACTACTGCATTTGCTAACCCCGCAGTGTGATAAAGGCTATTTACTATGCCTACTCCTAACGTGGTTGCAGACGCTGCACCTTCTCGCATAATTACACCTTTGATTTCCCAACCAGCATAATCATCGCCGTCTGTTGCATCTTCTCGCACAACGACAGTTCCGCTAAAACTTACCGCACTTTCATCCCGCAATATAATTTGGTTAGTAGCACTTGGAGTAGTACTTGAAGTAATCCGTTCCGTGGTTAACGTAGTAATAGTTGCATCAGTGGTTGCTCTTTTTAATACATAAGTAGAAGTTTGAGCAGTAGAGCCTGATTCACCTCCAGCATAAGCATACTGACCTTTTATAAGGGTGCTGCCGCCCTGTACCGCCATTGAATTTGAGGCATTGCCATTTGTGGAAGACCCGTCTTGTAAGGAAATTGATCCTGGGCCGTTTGCACTAGGGCTACTAAGTGAGTAATTTTGGCCTATAACAACCGAGGCCGCCCCTATTGCTTGTGGACCGCCGTAATTAGTACCACCGAGGGCAACGCTGTTTGAACCCGTTGCTATCGAACTACCACCAATACCTATTCCTGATGCAGCATTTGCTTTTGCATGATATCCCATAGCAATACTGTTAGCACCAGTAGCCCCGTAGCTGCTTGAGTTAGATGCTATACCAGCGGCAAAGGAGTGTGATCCCGAAGCAAGAGAATGGCCTATAGCTGAAGCATTTGCGCCTGTAGCATTAGCGTATTGTCCAATCGCAAGACTTCCTGATGCGTTTGAAACTGTTTGACCAATAGCAATAGAACCAGCACCCCTTGCCCCATTGTAATTCCCCGCAGGAGAACCATTTCCAAGACTAACACTGTACTGCCCTGTGGCTGTTGATTTTGGCCCTGCAAATGAATTACTACCAGTAGATTTCGAGTCATACCCAAGGGCTACAGACCCAGTTCCACTAGATAATGCTGCACCACCTAAAGCAATAGCATACGCCCCCGAAGCTTCTGGTTGAGCAAGAGATTGACCATAAGTTCCAACACCACCATAGAAGACGTTGTGAGAAAAAGCCCTACTATCATCAGAAGATAAGATGTGGAAGTTAGAACCGTCACATAAGATTTGAAAAGTTTGACCGCCCTTCATATTCCTTGTTGCTTCACCATCTATTGTTTCTGATCCGTTTGGGTCAATAATAACTTTATAAGCATAACCTGCTGCTCCACTTGCAATTGCAGAATAACGGACATAGCAAAACCACCCTGCACCCAAAGTTGCAGCAGCAGTTAATGTAAGTGTTTTATCTGCTGATATTGATGTAAAGTTGATAAGTTTACCTAAATCACCAGCAACAGCAGTGTAGTTATCAGTTTTTGTATCAATGGTATAAGCAGAAGCACCGCCGCCGCCAATAGAACTGCCACCTAGTAAGAGACTAGTACCGTCACTGGATAACGTAATTGCTCCACCAGAGCCAGTGTTGTCTAAATTAATCGCTCCCATTATTTATTACTCCTGTTAAGCATAAGTCACCTCACTTGTTTGTATGTTAGCAACCCAGCGAATGTTATGACTAGCTTCACCAGTAACTTGTACCTTGAGTGCGTTGTTTGTATTATCGGCTGATAAGGCTACTGCCCAACTATTACCTTCAGCAAATGTCTGGACGTTTGAATTAACGAGGGTAGTTGTACCGCCATCGTTTTTAAGCAGTCCTTTAATCTCCCAACCACCTTGGTCTTGTGCACCATTCTGCATTGCCACGATTGTGCCTGAGAACATAATGCAACTGTCCGTTGGTATAGTAATTTGATTAGTGGACGCAGCAGTTGCGTTGTTTGTAGTCATAGCTTCGGGAGTTGCGTCCGTTGTATCAGAGCGAAGAACAAACAGACCAGCCTGACTATCTCCTGCCGCTGCAAAACGAACTCCGTTGTTAAAGGCTATTGCACCATGCCGTGTTTGGGGAACGTAGGAATAACTACCAAGCGCCATTCCTCCTGTAGAAGTGTCCATTACCTCTGAATCGGCACCAAGTGCTACTGATCTTGTTGCTAAACTTCGTGCGTTGTTTCCAAGACCAGTTGCTCGTTCTCTGGCATAAGCATAATAACCTATACAAGTTCCTTTTTCTAACTGCGCTAACGCCCTTGGGCCTATGGCAACGGTATGATCTGCAAGCGCCCCTCCGAGACCCCCAGCAGTCTCACTACCAATCGCCAAAGCAAATTGGCCAGAAGCGACAGAGTTATAGCCTAATGCTGTTGACCTAAGCCCAGATGCTACTGTGTTTGGACCTACAGCAACGCTTTTTGTGTCACTTGACTTTGCATCATGCCCGATTGCTATTGAGTCAGTACCACTAGCCCCGTAGCTAGAAGAATTAGTTTGAATACCGAGTGCAATGCTTCCAGCGGCTGACGCATTACTATAACCTAAAGCAATGCTGTCGGTTCCAGCAGTCCGTGAGGTATATCCGATTGAAGTTTCTCGGTCCCCAGATGGCGAAGTTTCCGCATTATTCCCGATAGCTATATGGCCAGTATGCGCTTCTGCTTGTTTACCAATAGCAACAGCACTGTGTGAACCATATGCCTGATAGCCTAAAGCAACACCGCTATTCCCTTGAGCATTTGCTTGCCAACCCATAGCTACACCATAAGGTTGAGCCGATGTTGAGCCATAACCTATAGCTATAGCCTCGTCACCCCCCGCTTGAGGCCATTCGCTAGAACTGCCATGCGCTTCACTATTTATGGCAATGCCATGAACACCACCAGATATAGTAAAAAAGTTACTCCCGTCACAGACTAGAAGCATAGATTGACCTCTATACAATATTCTAGTTGCGCTTGTTTCTATTGTTTCGCTACCGTTAGGATCAATTGTAATTTCATGATCGCCAGAAGTTTGGGTGGTGCTATTTTTGATCCAAACATACCAGCCAGCACCTAAAGTTGCTGCGGCGGTAAGACTTAAAGTAGAACTATTTGCAGTAAAATCAAGAATTTTACCTAGATCGCCAGCAACAGCGGTGTAATCTGCAGTTTTTGCCTCGCGTGTATAAGCAGAAGCACCACCTCCACCACCAATAGCACTACCTCCTAATAAGAGATCAGTGCCGTCAGAGCTTAGTACTACCGTACCGCCAGACCCTGTGTGATTAATTTCTATTTGTCCCATTATGCGTATGTAACCTCCGAAGTCTGTATGTTAGCCACCCACCTAATGTTATGACTAGCCTCGCCTGTAACTTGTATCTTTAAGGCATTGTTCGTGTTATCAGCACTAAGTGCTACTGCCCAACTAGAGGCATTTGTAGCCGCCATGTCTGACACGTTGCCAAGGGCTAATGTTGTAGTGCCGCCATCGTTGACCAACATACCTTTGATTTCCCAACCAGCATGGGCTTGCGCCCCGTTTTGCATCGCAGTGATAGTGCCGTGGAATGTTATACAAGTGTCAGATGCAGCTACGATTTGGTTGGTTGCATCTGCTGTTGCATTGTTTGTGGTCATGGCTTCGGGAGTTGCGTCAGTAGTATCAGACCTTAAAATAAATGTGCCGCCTTGAGAGTCACCTTGAGCAGAAAAACTGCTAGTGCTGTAGGCTATTTTGCCTTTTTGATTAGCTAAAGAATGGTATCCTATTGCTACAGCCCTAACTGCATTAGCCTTTGAGTATGAACCTAATGATATAGCTTCATCGGCATATGCCAGTGCGGATCTTCCTAATGTTACAGACCTTACGCCAGTTGTTTGACCGCCAAAAGCATACGACTGTGCGCCACCAGCCATTGAACCATAACCAACAGCCGTAGCATTAGCTCCTGTAGCCTGATTATAGGCACCTATGGCAACTGCTCGATCACCTGTGACATAAGTATTTGGCCCCAGCCCAATTGCCCAGTCGCCTACGACATTAGTTTGGTATCCGATTGCAAGACTAAAATCCCCTGCCGCACCATAATTTGATCCGTTAAATGCAATTCCAAACGCTACCGCATTGCCCCCCGAAGCATTGCTGTCAGGGCCAGCAATAGACCGATAACCTGATTTAGCATTATAACCGAGGGATATACCTTGATGCCCACTAGCAACGGTAGTCTCGCCAATAGCTATAGAATCGTTACCAGAAGCGGCTGCACTATCACCAATTGCTATTGCATTAGTTCCAGTTGCACTTGGTTGTCCTGCGGGACTACTTTCGTTTGCAGCATAAAGGTCTGCACCTGTAAGCGCTGAGCCGTTGACAGTAATCGCGCCTGTTACGTCTATACCAGTATTAGTAGTTTTAAGCTTTTCACTATTATTAAAGTTAAGTTGAACTTTATCATTAGGAGTAGCAATCATAAAATCTTCAAAAGTATTTGTAAAGCCAAAGTATGCCTTGCGAGTAGTGCTATTACCATCCACACAACGCATAGCAAAATCACCAGCGTAATTGTTAAGGACAAAAGCTCCTGTAGCGGTTCCCGTGTGCGAAATTTCTGCTCTGTTGCCCGAAGAATTACCTAGTTTAATTACATCCGAACCACCTGTAATAATATGATTTCCGTTGGTTTCTAAGTTACCGCCTAATTGAGGAGAAGTATCTGCGGCAAGACTAGTGATACCAGATGTAAGCGCTGAACCATTAACAGTAATTGCGCCTGTTATGTCTATGCCTGTAGATGTTGTTTCAAACTTCTTAATATTGTTGTGGTATAAACTTGTGGCCCCATCCGCAACAAAGTTCGCATATTCCTCGCCGCCACCCGCTTTGGCAAACGTCATATTCGAGCCAGTTATTCTTGTTGCCCCCCACGAATTTAGACTGAGCGTGTTGCCGTTTGAGAAAATAAAAGCAGCAGCCGGTTGACCGCTAAATGTACCTAATTTGATTAGGTCATTATTCCCCATCACAACGTCATGGCCGTTAGTTTGCAAGTCGCCACCAAGTTGTGGGCTGGTGTCGTTTACAACATCACCACCAGCCGCCCATTCAGCCGCACTGCCGCCACTGTTTACAGTAAGAACCTGACCCGCTGAACCTAAACTTGAGGGTATGTTTGTCGCAATGTCTCGTCCGTCAACGGTGCCTGATACTGTTATGTTACCTGTAACGTCTATGCCTGTAGAGGTTGTTTCAAACTTTTTTACGTTGTCGTAGTATAGATCCACACTTCCGTTAGGTGTAAATACGCCCATCATTTCAGACGATGTTGACATCATATTAATGCCAAAACCATTAGTCCTTAGAGCAAGACTGCCGCTTCCAATATCATCTATATAGCTGCTGCCACCATTGTGATAAATCTCTAGGTTAGGGTCAGCACCAAATTTTAGTTTAGTATTATCAGCGAATTTAAGCGCGTTATCTGACTTGTCCCAGACGGCGTTATATGAAGCCCCTGTAAATGTAACATCACCAGTAAACGTACCTCCAGCTAGAGGCATTTTTGTGGCAATCGAGTTAGTAACAGTTGTGCTAAAGTTAGCGTCATCGCCAATAGCAGCTGCTAACTCGTTAAGAGTGTTAAGGGCTGCAGGAGAAGAGTCTACTAAGTTGGCTACAGCAGTATCAGCATAGCCTGTGTAGTAGGAACCCTCTTGACCATCTAAAAGATCAGCATCAAGTCCTGTTCCTGTACCATCAACTGTTTTAATAGCCGTTAAGATTTCAGCTGCAGTTTGATCTGCTGTGGCAGAAGCCTCAATAGCGTTAAGTTTTGAGTGATCAGCGTCAGTGAAAGTGTTACTGTCTGTAGCTGCCTCTACTGAGGTCTTGACAACATTATCGTCAAGAACTGTTTTATTACCAATATAACCAGCCATTATGTTATCTCCATTATAGAAAGAATTACATCTACTGAGCTTGCGTGAGATGCAGAAAGAACAATAGTATCTGCTGCT